TACCCGCAGTATTGCACCCGATGAGACCTACACTTTCCCCGAGCTGGTTGGCCAATCACTGGAGTCTAGTGGCTTCATCTCCACTATTGCCAGCGCAGCCACATCACTGACCATCCGCGCATCTGGCCGCGAAATCACTTAAGGAGAACAGCATGGACAAATTTATGATGATGCCCAAAGGATTTATGGGCCTGCCGATGGAGGAGGAATTCATCACCACAGCAGAGAACAAAAAGAACACCCAGATCGTCATTGATGACTGGATGCTTGGCCCAGAGAATCCAAGCAACGAGCCAACGGCCAACAAAACCTATTGGATCGCAGTGGGCAAAGCCATGCAAGTGGATGAAAAAGAGTCTCGTCGTCGTCGGTGCTCGAACTGCGAGTACTACGACAACAGCACCATGACGCAGGCCAAGATGGAGCGTATCCCTCGCAATGACTGGGACACCGATGCCGGTTTCCGTGGTTACTGCACCAAATTCGAGTTCATTTGCCACGATCTGCGCGTCTGCCAGGCCTGGGATGAGCGTGAATTTGAAATGGAAGATTGACCAAATGCCAAAATGTGGGAAAATAAAAGCGCTGAGTCTATCGGGCCACCAGCAGCTCACCCTGCACAGGAGTGTCCGATGAGTCATGTCGCGGTTCAGGAAGTGAAAGTTGGCGTGCCAGCCGAACACCTGCCCATCTATCACCTAGAGGCCGAGCTGCTCAAGCTGCCCCAGGTGGACATGCCTGTTGACCACGACTTCTGCAATGGCCTGTACGCTCGGACAATGCACATCCCTGCTGGCACCGTCCTGACTGGTGCAATTCACCGAGAGGAATCGTTCTTCTTGGTGCGCAAAGGCGAATTGATCGTCAGCACCGACAACGGCCCACGCACCCTTGTCCCAGGAGACATGAGCATCTCCAAGATCGGCACAAAGCGTGCTGGCATCGCTTTGACTGATGTCGAGGTGACCACATTTCACGCAAACCCAAGCAACGAGCAAGAACCACAAAAACTGTGGAACTTGTTCACCATTCCAGCGCCATCGACAGTTCTTGAAACTGTGCAATCTGCGCAATTGGAGGAATCAAAATGACATTCGGACTATCAGGAGCAGCACTGACTGGTGTTGCCATAGGTGGTGCAACACTTGTATCTGGATACATGCAGTCCAAGTCAGCATCGAGCGCAGCAGCAGCCCAAGGTGCTGCATCTCAGGCTGGAATTGATGAGCAACGCGCACAGTTTGAAGCGATGCAAAAAATCTTGGCTCCTTACGTCTCAGCAGGGACGACAGCCATTCAAGGACTTGCACCATACGCAGCCGCTGGTGCGCCAGCACTTGAACAGCAGCAAGCATTGCTTGGCCTTAAAGGGCCAGAGGCAGAGCGTGCGGCCATTGAGCGCATCAGAAGCGGAGAGACATTCCAAGCACTTGCTGGTCAAGGCGAAGAAGCTCTTTTGCAACGTGCATCAGCCACTGGTGGCTTGCGAGGTGGCAATGTACAGGGCGCACTGGCACAGTTCAGGCCAGCATTGCTGTCCAGCCTCATTGAGCAGCAATATGGACGCTTGGGTGGCATGACTGCGCTGGGACAAGAAACCACATCAAATGTGGCAAGACTTGGCCAGGCATCCGCAGCAGGAACAGGGGCCGCTGCACAGGCCACAGGCGCAAACATAGCAACATTGCTCGGCCAGCAAGGTGCAGCTCAGGCTGGCGCTGATATTGCTCAGGGCAAGGCATTTGCTGCAATACCATCAGCAATTTCTGGTGGCCTCGGAATATTTAGTGGCTTAGGAGGGAAATTCTGATGCCAGCACCCATTGATTACGGCGTTCAAATCGCTGACCCGACTCAGTCATTCTTAAGTGCTTTTCAGGCTGGGGCTGGCATCCAGGAGGCCAGACTTAAGCAAGAGCAGCAACAAATGCAACTTGCCAATCAAAAGTTGGTGCAAGAAGGATTTAACAAGTTGCGTCAACCAGGCGCAACTGCTGCTGACTATGCAAACCTTTCCATGCTGTTACCAGAAACGCAAGCCAAAGCTGTGCGTGAGAGCTTCGGCATGTTGTCAGGAGAGCGTCAGCAAGCAGCACTGCAACAATCTGGACAGGTCTTTTCTGCATTCAAAGCAGGCAAGCCAGAGATTGCTATCAGCCTGCTCGATCAACAGATCGAAGGCAAGCGCAATTCGGGCGATGAAGCCGGTGCCAAGTTCCTGGAGACCTGGCGCGATGTGGCCAAACAAGACCCAAAGGCCACAGAAGACTATTTTGGATTCACCATCTCGCAAATGCCTGGTGGCGACAAAGTGATCACCAGTGCCATTGCATTGGGTGGTGAAGGCAGGGCGGCAGCTCAAGCTCCAGCAGAACTGCGTCAGAAAATTGCTGCTGCTGACAAAGCCGTGGCAGATGCCACTACAGCGCAGGCAACCGCCACCAATGCGCCAGCGAAGGCGGCTGCTGATGCTCAACTGGCAGTGGCCCAAGCACAAAAAGCTGCTGTTGATGCCAAGTATGCAGAACAAATCACACTCGAAGACCTTAAAAAGAAAGCCGCTGATCTTGGCCTGACAAAAGCTCAGACCGGATCAGCATTGGCACAGACCAAGAAACTGGGCGTGGAGACCTCAAAAGCCGCACTTGAATTGGAAGCACTCAAAGCCAGTGGTGGACTTGATCCGGCAAAATCATTTGAACAGGAAGAAAAACTGCGAAAAGAATTCCAAGGGCGTACCAAGGTGTATGGCGAATTGGGCACCACCTATCAGAACATGAAATCATCTGCTGATGCAAAGACTGGCCCAGGCGACATTGCATTGATCACCGGATTCATGAAGATGCTCGATCCAGGATCAGTGGTGCGCGAAACAGAATTTGCAACTGCACGCGATACCGCAGGCCTGTATGAACGCCTGCAAAACCAAGCCCAGAAACTCCAAAGCGGTCAACTTTTCACGCTGGACTCAAAACAGAGAAAAGAATATACCGACTTGGCCAAGCAATATCTGGACTCGGCCCAGAAGAAAGCAGTCGACGACAAAAAAGCACTTGGTGTGGTGGTCAAGAACTACCGACTCAACCCTGACAACGTGTTCGGGCCAGAGACGGCAGAAGCACCACCTGCACCAGTTGGTGGTGGTCGTGGTAATGTGAATCCTCCTACTGTTGGACAACGAACTGTGACGGTGGACTACTAATATGGCCTACTCCATCACGACCAAAGATGGCATCACCATCAACAACATCCCAGATGATGTTGCACCAGATTCACCCGATCTAAAAGCTCGGGTTACAGCAATTCGTGCCGGTGGTGGAACTGCCGCACTGGAAACTGCGCCAGCGCCAGCGCCAGCAGAAACAACCATGCAAGGAATCACTGGTGCAATTACACGTGGTGTGGCACCCATTGCAGCAGGCGCAACACTTGGAGCTGCTGCTGGCCTTCCATTGGCTGGTGTTGGTGCAATTCCAGGTGCAATTGCAGGAGCAGGAGCAGCCGGTCTTGCTATGACCGTTGGCGATCCAATCGTCAGCTCTATCAATAGCTTGCTTGGCACCAAGTACACATTGCCAACTCAGGCAATGGAAGACTTACTGACACGCCTTGGAGTTGCCGAGCCAAAAACAGCAGCCGAGCGCATTGTTCAAACAACATCAGCCGGTGCAGCCGGTGCTGGAGGCATGGCAGCCGCTGGCAAAGCTATTGAAATGGCCGCTGGCGCTGCTAAACCTATCACGCAGGCAATAGGTGCTCAATTGGCTGCCAAGCCAGTAGCGCAAGTTGTAGGCGGTGCAGGTGCTGGCCTAGCAGGACAGGCAGCAAAGGAAATGGGCGCTGGCCCAGTTGGTCAGATTGCAGCAAGCATTGCAGGTGGTGTGGCTGGAGCAAAGTTGGCCACCACAAAAATACAGCCAACAGCAGCTCAGTTGCCATCCGATATTGCAGATGCAGAGCGTGCAGGTGTTACTTTAATGACCACTGATGTGGTGCCTCCCCGCACCTTTGCGTCAAAGTGGTTGCAAACCATTGGTGAACGTATTCCAGGCGCAGGCACTGGTGGAGTTCGTCAAGCTCAACAGACAGAGCGTATTGAAGCTGTACGCAATGTGTTGCGCGACTTTGGAGCTGATGATGCTGCCAGAGCAGCAGACGATGTGATGAAAGACTTGGCCACCAAACGTGGCGCTGATCTGTCCAAGTATGCTGGAGCAAAAACAGAAGTTATTGAGCGTCTTGGACAGACTGGTACAGTGCCAATGACCAATACGGTGCAAGCCATTGACGATCAGATTGCTAAACTGCAAGGATTAAAAACCCAAGAAGTTGCACCAATTATTGAGCGTCTGACAGACTGGAAAACAGCATTGCAAGGCCAGAACTTGGTCAATGTTGAAACACTGCGCAAGCAAATCGGAGAAAGTTTCAAAGCTCCTGAATTGGCATCAGTTCGCGGCATTGGTGAAAAAGCATTGTCCAGCATCTACAAGCCACTCAAACAGGACATGGAATCGTTTATCACTCAAGTTGGTGAGCGTCGAGATGTGACAAAGTGGAAAGTAGCAGACAAACGGCTAGCTGATCTTGCCGGAGAACTAGACATGGGCACATTGAAATCAGTGCTCAGGCGTGGTGATGCAACGCCAGAAGTTGTTGGAAATATGCTTTTCAGCAAGAAACCAAGCGAAGTCAGTCAGCTTTATGCAAGCCTTACACCAGCAGGACGCGAAAGCGCCAGAGCTGCAATTCTTGCTCGCGCAGCAGAAAAGGCAACCGCAGAAGTCGCAGAAGGAACCGTGGTATCGCCAGATAAATTTGCCAACGAAGTAAAACGTCTTGGCACATCTATTGGCGTGTTTTTTAGTGGTGATGACCTTAAACAGGTTGAAGGACTTACCAGAGTCCTCAACATCACCAAACGAGCATCTGAGGCAGCAGCAGCACCACCAACAGGCGTGCAAGCAGCAATCCCTGTCAGTGCTGCGGCATTGTCCAGTTTCTTTGGTGGTGGCCTTCCAGGGTTTCTTGCAACGCTTGGAACTGCTGGTGGAGTTGGTGTGGCTGCTCGCATTTACGAATCAGCACCAATTCGAAATCTGCTGATTAAAATACCACAGACCATCTCAGGAAGCCCAGAGGAAGCTGCATTGCTCAAGCGACTGACCGCTACCATTCAGCAGCAACAACAGGCACAATCCACCCAGGAGAACCAATAAATGTCAGCACCATCAATTAAACCGCCTTATCCGGCATTTGCAGGTGCTGATGGGCAACCACTGGAAAATGGGTATATCTGGATTGGCACCGTCAATCTGAACCCACAGGTGAATCCGATCAGCGTTTATTGGGATTCAGCACTGACGATTCCAGCAGTCCAGCCAATCCGCACGTTAAATGGGTATCCAGTCTATCAAGGAACTCCATCTCGTTTTTATGCAAACAGCGACTACAGCATTCAGGTATTAGACAACAAAGGAAGTGTTGTTTATACATCGCTCAACAGCAATGCATTTTTTGGTTCAGTTGTAACCAATGCAACCGGAAATGGTACGCAGACAATTTTTCCTTTGACAGCCACACCATTTGCAATTTACATCAATGGCGTGTATCAGAATCAAAACACCTACACAGTGGCAGGCGGTAATGTGACATTCAGTCAAGCGCCACCATTTACATCAATCATTGAATTTGTCTTTAGCTAAGGAGAAAAGAATGCTAAAAACTGTCTCGTCCATCACCAATGCCATTGGTGCATTGAACTACAAAGGCACATGGGATGCCAATGCTAACAGTCCTGCACTGGCATCCAGCGTGGGAACAAAAGGCGACTATTACGTTGTTGGCACTGCTGGATCAACCAATCTCAACGGCATCAGCAATTGGGGAATTGGCGACTGGGCTGCATTCAATGGAAGCGTCTGGCAGCGCGTGGAAGGTGGGGCAAATCTGAATGGTGTTGATTTATCTGTATCTGGCACAAGCACTCTGTCTGGCCTGACCGCATCTACAGCTTTAGCTCTGAACGCAAGCAAGGAAGTTGTCAGCGTAACCAACACAGGAACAGGCAACAACGTGCTTGCAACGGCTCCAACATTGGTTGGTGATGTAACTTTAAGCACGGGCAATTTAGTCCAAGGAACAGCAGCCAAAGGCATCAACTTCACCGCCAACACCCCCGCAGCGGGTATGACAAGCCAGTTGCTTAATTGGTATGAGGAAGGTACTTGGACACCTACGGATGCAAGTGGGGCAGGACTTATTCTTACTTTGGTAAATTGCAAATATGTACGAATTGGAACGCAAGTTACGTTAATTGGTCGTATAACTTACCCTGTTACTGCAAACGCAGCTCAAGCAAGAATTTCATTATTGAATACAAGTGCATCGCAAGGCTCTTTTCCAGTTTCTTGCAGCGTTGTTTTAAATTTGTACGGATATACCAGTGGCACATCTGCATGGATATTTGGTGCTGGTCAATCGGCGATTACAAATGCAAATTTGTCCGGAGCAGAACTTGACTTGACTATTACCTACGTGTGTACATAAGGACTAAAAATGTCTCTTACTAAAACAACTTATTCAATGATTTCTGGCGCGTGTATTAACGTGCTTGATTATGGCGCAACGGGTGACGGAACTACAAATGACACGACAGCAATTCAAGCCGCAATTACTGCTGCTCTTGCTGGCTGCGGTGTAGTGTATTTCCCCAAAGGAACATATGCTTATACATCGGCGACTACATTTTTGATTGACCCTTTTACGGCTCAAAAATCATTGACGTTAATTGGCGATGGCCCCCAAAATACCGTATTTAACTTAAACGCCAATAATAAAATTTTTACGGTTAACAGCGGCGAAAATGGGTCAGGCCCATCGTTTATGTTTAACGTCAAAGGCATAAGTTTTTCTTTGGTGACACCCGCCACTAACAGCTCGGCAACTTGTTTTTATGTATGCCGAACTGCAAATGATTGGGGCGCACATTTTTATTTTGAAGATTGTTACTTCAACAACTTTAGTTACGCTGCTGTTTGGGGTGTTCGCTGTTTTAACTCTGGGGCAAAACGCACCATTTTTCACGGTGCAAGCGTGTACCACAATGGAAGCGTAGCCAATCCAACAGGATTTGATGATGCTTGCGTTAGGTTGTGGGGTGCAGACGGCACATTAACAGTGCAAGACCATAGTTTTTCTAATGAAGCCCGTTTTGAGCAGTGCCATTTTAGAGACACGCGAATTGGTTTTGACGGCTGGAACGTGGTTGGTTCATTCAATGAATGCACTTTCACCGAAGTTTGTTATGGATTAATTGTTCGGCCTAATCCCACAAGTGGTGTTTATGGAAATGTATCAAGCCTTGAAAAAGGTGGTTATGGTCTGTGTCAAGTATCTGTTAGAACGTGCTGGTTTGAGGATATACCTCAATATGCATATGCAAACGTAGACCTTAATTTTGTCACCGCTGTTTTGATTAACCCGTCTATCCGTGCAGTTTTTAATATAACTATACAAGACACATATATCGCAAATTGCGCTTCTTTAACGGCGGTTGGAGTACAAACAAATTTAAGCGTTACTGGAAATTTTGATGCCGCACTAATGAGCACTTCTTTAGGTCAAGTTAGCTGCGCTACCGCAACTTGGGTTCCAATTTTCCAACCTTCACCTGCTTGCGTATACATTTTAATTGTGAGAATCTTCAACGTTGCATCGGCACAAACAAGCGCTACGGCGACCTTGTTTAACAGTTATTTTGATGTAACCATGTTAAATAAAGCGGTAGGATCAGCAATTGACTTGCGTGTTACCTATCCAAACATTGAAGTCCAACAAACAACTGGTTCAACGCAACTTGTAGATTATTCTGTCATTCGTTTACTTTAAAGGAAATAAAATGTCTATCTCTTACAAATGGTCAATTGATAAACTCACTGTTGCCAAAGACAATCTTGTTGTCAGGGTTGATTGGCGCGTTACCGCTGAGGATAATGAAAACAATATAACAACTTCAGCGGCGGGGG